CAAACTGAGCTAAACTAGTTGGATTACCTCCACCAAAAATATTACCTCTAGTTTCAACAGCATAGAAAATACCATCAGAACCAGATTTCTCTGCTGCTGCTGCACCACCTGCTGCTAAACCTTGCAGATAATTACCTGCATCTGAACCTGCTTCTGCTGGAACTGCTTCCACCATAGCTGTTTCTAAATAATCTTCAAATCTAAGTCTTGTTTCGTGCTCAGATTTAAGATACCATAAATATCCATTAGCTCCGTTTTCAGACTGGATTTCAATCCAACCGATTTGAGCCATATCAGAACCAGATACTTCATACTTGTCTTTGATAATGATAGGTTTGTTTTGAAAGATAAAATCATCTGCTTCGTTAGAACCAACCATTCCAGTTGTTCCTTTTGCAAATTCAGAACCATAAATAAAACAATCAATAGAACCTGAAGTGAATGCAGGCATACCCGCTGCCGAGTAAAAACCTACACTAAAAGTTCTTGCCGCTGCACCAGTTCCTGTTGGAGCTGCTGTTATAATTCCTTTAGCTGATAGTGTTGATCCTGCAACAGAAGAACTTAACATTACTGTTTGTCCTGCTCTAAGAGCTGCCAAATTTGGCGAAGCTAATGCTGGATTAAAATCACCTGCTGGAATAACAAATACTGCTGTATCAGAAGCTGCTGCTGATGCTGTTGTTAAACCTGTGTATTTATTGTGTAACCTTCCTTGTTCTGCCCATTTAATAAGGTCAGAGTTAGAAGGCATTTCAGCGCCTACCATTCTTAAGAATGATGCTACTGTTCTATTCCCGTATCTTTCGAATTCTTTTTCGTAAGTGTCAGGAAGATATTGCTGTAACCAAGTAAAGTCTGCCGAAGACAGATAATTAGTTGATACAGGCACTTGTTGTGAACTCGGTTGTAAATCGAATCCGGGTACCGCTTGTACTGCCATAATAATTTAAATTTTTAATTTGTTAAACTTTTTTAATACTTCTAATTTTAAGTCCTCTTCCACTATTGGTATCTCCTACAGCCCTTATTCTCATACCATCTTTTGTGACAGTTTGTTGAGCAGCGTTTCTAATATCCATGTTTATGTTTTTAGATTTTCTAGAAACATTATCCACAGTTGCCGAAACACCTTGGTCGTAAAAAAATTGAGCAAATTTCTCAGGGTTCATAGCTACTGCTAGTGAACGATGATATCCCGTTGGATCAGACACAAGACCTGTGTTTTTGTCTAAAAATTTGTTAACCCAATTGTTAACATCTCCTTGTACATTTTTAAGCTCTTCTGCCGTTCCTGGTTTAAAAGTTATATTATTATCTCCTACATTAAATTCAAAACCTTTGAATTCATTGTTAAAAACCTCATTAGTTTTTTGATGGAAATAATCAAATTTCTTTTGATTTTGCTCCTCAATAGATTTAGATTCTTTAAGATAACTTTCATAAGCATTTAAATTTTCTTGTTGATCGTTAGATAATTGATCCCCACTTGACTCAAGAGGCATTTTATATTTATCTTTCTGCTCATTCAAAAACTTTTTCGCTTTCGCAAGTTCTCGTTTTTTTGCTAATTTTTTCTTCTTAATATCTCGTGGCTCATCTAGTTCTTCATCAAAACTAAACTTATCCTCCATGATATCTTGAATATCTATAGCATCTAACCCATCTTCGGTTATGCTATAATAATTAGCTAGTACAGAGTCATCTTCCATGGTATCGTAATCTTTCTGTAAATTATAGAAATCTTGTATACCACGTCCAGTGTCTTTTTTGTACTTTAAATACGCGGACACATCTTCAGGTAATTCTTCGTTTGCTTCTTTTTCCTCAAACAATTCATCAACTGAGTTTATGTCTTTGTTGTATCTATCTCTAATATAAGAAAGAACGTTTTCATCATTTAACTCTGATGAGGGAGTTTCATCAATTGTCTCTGATGAGGGAGTTTCTTTTTCAGTATCGTTTTCATTTGAAACCTCTACTGTATCTGTTTGTTCTTCTTGTTGCTCACTGTCTTCAAACTTTTCTTCATGTTTTTGTAACAATGACTCTTCTATTTCAGCTTTAGACTTTTCTTCTTTATGACCTAAGTCTCTTACTTTTATTTCCATAATATTAAATTAGATTAAATTTAAAACAAAGTTAAACAAAAAATTAAACATTTTTTAGGTGATTATATAAGTCCATTCCTAATTGCTCACCAACTCTTTTATCACTCTCATAATGCACATTAGCTAGTATTCTGCTTTTAGATATATTATCTGCTGCTTTTTGAAATTGCGAAGTTAATTCTGGAAATTTGTCACTTAAAACTTCTTTTATTAAATATGCTTGAGCCGAGTGACCAGATGGGAATGAAGCGGTTTGTGCAGATGACATCTTTACATAAGGTAATGAAATACCAAATCCTTTTGCTATGACATTAGGTCGTTCACGATTATGATAATTTTTAATTTTTAATATTGGTTTTTTGCTTTCAGTTAATAAATTTTTAACCATTTCAAAAGGAAATATTCTTTTTTTATTAATAAAAATATTTTTAAAAACATTAAATATATTGTTATATTTTAACGCAAAGGCTTTATCTAAAGGTTTAGCCTGTAAATCTTTTATTTCGCTTAAAGTTTTCAAAGATGAATCAGATGGATATTTTATTGTTTTATATTTTTGTAAATTAAAATTGTCAAACATTACCTTGGCTCAAATTCTGCTAAATCAAACCCATCTAAACTATCTTCATTAGATTCAAAATTTATTGCTGGTAAATTTCTTTTTTTCTGCTCAATCATTTTAGATGTTTGAGTTGATTGTTGACTAATACGAGAATTTTTAGCTTTTTCTCTTTCATTTTCTCTTGACTGTAAACCTTGTTGCTCAACACCTTTTAACTGCATTTGAAATTGAAATTCTGTCTGCATAAGCTGTTCTTTCAACATAGCTTCATTTTTTAACTTTTCTATTTCAAAACTTATTTCAGCTTGTTTTACTTGCATTTTGGATTGAGTTTCCATTTGCATTTTTTGAGCTTCTAACTGAGCTTGTGCTTGTTGCCCTTGCATTTGCATTTGAGCAGCCATCTGTTGTTCTTGTTGTTTTTGTTGTAGCTCTGACTCTTGTTTTTGCTTTCTTTTTAACTTAAGCAATTGATTAGCCATTTTAAGATTATTAATCTCTCTAATGTCAATAGCATCCTCAAGACTTATATTTTCCTTAGACAATGCCATTTGGATGTTTTGTTCCAACATAGCTTTTTGTTCTTCATCAGGAGCCATTTCTATAAAAATACCAAAGTCATACAAGTATAAATCTTTTATTTCTTCTAAAATTGAAGAATTATATTTGCCAATTTGCATTATAAATTCATCTTTAAAATCAGCAAATTCTAATATATCAGCAGTTCTAATAGACAAACATTCTGCAATTGTTCTAGTTATATATAAACTGCCATCTAAAATATGACGTGTAGCAGTATTGCTATTAAGTGCTGCTAATTTTTGTACTCCAACTAAAGCATTAGGATCTGGAGTTGTACCATCCCTCGCTTCATTTAAACCAGTAACACCTCTGATCATGTCTAGATAATGATTGTAGTTAGCAATAAGCATTTGCATTTTGCTTGAGCCACTGTTAGCTGTTAATTGTTGTATAGGCACTTTCGCATTATTAAATTCTCCATCTTGAGTAAAACTTCTACCAATAACACTACCTGTTTGAAAATATAATCTTAAAGCATCTTCTGGATTATATGCATTACCTGTTCCTAAATCAACTTCATTTAATCCATCAGCATCAATAAAAACACCATCTGGTACAATTCTAGAAACTACTTGTTGAATTTTTAAATGAGTCATTTGTATTAAATCTGCAAACGGAATCATTCTTCTAACCAAAGACTCTAACTGTCCTTTATACATTCTCGGTGCACATGCAACATAATTAGGCATCGCAAATTGATTTGCTGATTTTGGTCTTACCATGTTTTCAGCTAATTTCCATTCTAAAACAATATTAGTACCCATGACCATTACACCAGTATACCATACATCAATTCTTTTTTCTACTTTTTCAAAATTACCTTCTTCCATCATTTCTTGTGGTGGATTGAACTGATCATCTTTTTGAACAGTCTTGTAAGAACCATCTGATAATTTTTTCCGTTTATATACAAATGAATGTGTGGTTTTATAATTAAAATATAATAATGTTGCAGTATCTCTATAAAACATACTGTTTTCATAAAACTGTGAAGTGTTAAAATAATTATACCATGATTGACTATATTTAGCTATCTCATTTAAATCTGCATTAGTTAAAGATGGATCTATCTTTATTAATTCCGTCATGGGAACTGTTTTTATTTCTCCCCAATAGAAACAATCTTTAAAATAAGGATCTTCTGTATAACTATACACTACATTAGCAGGATCAACATAATTTATTTTAACCCCTTGTCCTGGTAAAAATTCATGTTTAGTTATTCCAATACCTAGCGTAGTTAAATCATAATCTACTCGCCCTCTAATATCATTATAATGATTTTCTGAAAACATTGTATCTATAGCTTCCTCTTCTGCAATTTCTATTGCAGGTTTATAATTAAGGTTCATATATAATGAAAGCTCTTCATCACTAGATGGCAATTCATCAGGGTCCATTATAAATGGGTCTACCCCTGTTTGCTCTTGAATAGTAGTCAATATATCTTTAGCAGCCATCTGGCCTTCAATCATATCTTGATACTTGCTTCTCTTAGCTTGTGATTT